CGAGTATAGATGGAGGAGATGATTGACTTATCAGAAGCAGTTCGCAATCGAACCCGATCAGGTCGAACATTCCCATAGCTTGCGCCTTCGTTTCGCCATGCATCAAACTGATTTGCTGTTGAATCACTAGTAAATGCATTCCAAGCGTGAGCGAGTCTATCTGTAAAACCCATTATTCACCTCCTTTCTGTTTAGTCTTGAAGCCCGTTAGGGTTTAAGTCTTCACCCATACTTAAATCCAGTTTCCAGTAGTTGGGTTTTGTTGAAGACGTATGGTTTCATAGTTCGCAATTCCGCGCTTTTCTGCGAACAGATTGGCAGCATGTTTACGACCATTAGAAGCCTTCTTAGCCACAACTGCTTGATCTAGAGCAATTCCAGCTGCTGCTTTTAAGACTGGGCCAAAGACATATGCCGTGTAAGCACCCGCTGCTATGCCAGTTGCAATCTTAGCATTGCGATTGTAGCGTTCTGTCATAACCTCTTCACGGGCTTTTGACAGCTTTTTACCTTCAGCAACCTTTTGATGGACCTTTTCGATGCCTTTATCACCACCGACACGTCGGCGATCATTTTCTTGCATTCGATTGGTATACCCAGCTGCGCGAGGGGCAGGTGTCTTTTCGGCTTTACCTTTTTTCTTGCCCCAACGCATTCCTCTTACACCGTAATGTGAGAGAAAAGCATCAACTTCGCTCATTCTCGAGCCATCTTTCGTGCTTTGAGTTCGATCGCAAGAGCTGCACCGGGAGCTCCACCAAGTGCACCCATTGCGATGGATTTACCCTTAGAGAATCCGGCACCGCGCATCATTTGAACACCAACAACTACGCTTCCGGTAGTCCCACCAGTAAGGAGGCTAGTTGCTACTGCTGCTCCAGCAGTAACTTTTGCGCTCTTACTATTGTTGTAGTACTTCTTGACGTCACCATAAATCTCTTTACGAGCAGACTTCAATTTTTCCTTGTCAACGGGACCCTTTTTGGTTCCGCGCTTACCCCAGCGCATTCCTTTTACGCCGTAGTGTGCGAGAAAATCATCTACTTCAGTGCTCATATCAGACCTTTCTTAGTCAACTTCCGACATTTAGCTACCTTCTTTCGGAAGGCTTATACTCCGGGGTTGGATTGGGGTTAAGAACAAACTGTCCTTGTTTCTTATCCAATATTGCAAATATGTCAGTAGTCTTAGCATTCAAGAGAGCGCCTCGACCTGCCATGTCTACAAACTGTTTACCGGTCATGATGGTTGTCGCATAGTCGCCGGGAAGCTGAGTTTTTACGAGGACATCCTCGCCACCCTTCATAGCAGTCTTTATGACACCTTCAAGCTTTTTCTTTTCATGGGCTTGCCGCTCACCCTTGATTCGCTTCTTGTAATCCCTACGTGATTCTGTAGGACGCGATCCTCGCTTCCCCCAACGCATACCTTTGACGCCATAGTGCGCGAGAAAATCATCTACGTTAGTACTCATTCAAACGCCTCCTTAGTGGCCTTGTAGGCAACGAAAGCGTCCATCATGGCAGCAACGTTGTCGATTTTTTGTTCAGTACGCTTCTTAAAAAGCTTACGGTTACCGTTGGTATCTTCAAGGGTGATGGAGTTACCCATCGTAAAAGACATCAAACTTTGATTGAAGATGAGCTGTCGATTTTCGCTAAGGTTCTTAAGTTCACCGAGAGGAACTGATTCCGTTCTAGCCCCCTGTTGAACCTTAACAATTCCGAATGGGCCGTTCTCCTGTTCCCAACGTTTTACGAATTCTGAGGCATTATAAGGGTCATAACCAAATGATCGTACATCGAACTCATTCTCCATGATAAAGGAATCTACATCATCAAAGACTTCCATCATGTCGAGGTTTACACCTTCAAGTACATGCAGACTTCCTTCTTGTCGGAACTCATCATACTTAAGACGCATAGCTCCGGGAAGTTTCATCAATGTATTCGAAGAGATGTAGCTTCGAGTTATGATTCCGAATTCTTCATATGGAAGAGGAAAGAGGAAAGTGAAGGCACAGAAGTCATCACCCTGCGATAGGTCGGCTCCCATAGAACAAGGTAACCCTCGGAGGTTCGGAACATACCTATGGGGAAGGGTTTCCTCATAAGTAAAGAAGTACGTAAAGCCTTCCATGGGAATTCCGAAACGCTTAGCCAAGATATCGTTCCGAGTTGCAGGTGCTTTCTCAGCTCGTTCGACATCTCGTTGGTAAGTGTCATAGGTGACAGTGAGGTCAATGTTAGGCTGGGCCTTAGGCCACATTGCTGGGTCATTGACTTCCTCCAATGTATCAAGCTTGTAATGCCAGATTGAGATGTGAGGCGCATAGAACTCACCCTTGAGGATGGTCTGGAGTTCCATTTTGATTGTGTCGCCACTACCATTACGGACAGTACCTTCAGAACTAATTGCAACAATCAGGTAGTCTTCCAGCTTAGAAGCACCCTGTTCAATAGCACCGATGACGTCCTCTCGAACATCTCCGGATAGCCATTCATCAACGGTAGAGACAAAGGGTCGAAGCCCCTGAAGCTTGTTGATGGACATTGGGCGAATCTCAAGGATCGAACCAGTAAGAAAGTTCTCAATTCCCTTCTTAGTAGAAGCGAGTTTCACCCTGTTTGCCCTAGAGCCAGTGGTGTTCTGCAGTGAACCCTCAGTCAGGAACTGAAAGAGTGGCCCCCGGGCGCGAGTAATGGCAGTCCGGAATGGGGACATAACCTCTTCGGCCTGTTTCATGGTAGGCGCTGTAGTGATCTGATGCGAGGTTGCAGTGTTAACATTCAAGAAGTAACTCTGAATGCATTCTGCATACATTGACTTAGCTGCGCCTCGAGCAACGATGAGGTATTGCTTTGTCGTTAGACGCTTCTTGATCCTCTTCTTTACGTATTGTCCACCGTTACCATCTTTAGACGGCACGTATACAGTACGCTCAACGAAGTAGTACCACCCAAAGATTTGCTCCGCCCAAAGTTTGAACGTATCAAGCATATGGAAATCACTACCATCGGTGAGTGTAAGCTCACTTTCGCAGTAAAGGATAAAACCATCTACTGCTTTGTCATCATAGTAGAAAGTAGGATCGTCGATGAGCGCATCGATACGATTCATCTCCATAGCAATCTCTTTGTTTACCGGAATTTCTCCGCGGATTACTTTATCACGGAATTCGCCGTAGTAAATAGGAACTGCTTTATTAGAGAGGCCCATCGACGACCCTCCTTTCTTATTTAAGAAGACCCTTTGCTATGGCCATACCAATTTCTATACCATGTTTGGCGATAACCTGCTTACCCGTGGAGAGCAAGATATCACCCACAACCTGTTTAGTGGATGGTTTTGCAAGAGCTGTACTAACTGGTTGTTCTGAGACTGGTTGCTGTGGCTTTCTAGCCTGAGCATTTTCCCACAACAATGCACCAGCGGTTGGCATAACTGTAGCCACCAATTGCTTTCCGAGAGAAAGCTGAGGTGGATTCAATCGATCATACTGAGCTTCAAGATTCATTCTCTCTACGAGAGCTTTCAATTCTTTTGTACTCAGTGCGTCGGTTCCTGATGTTTTTGCACGTGACTTATAGTTGATTGCCTTTTGTGCATCTACGGATTTCGGTGCAACGTTGAGGTTACGATGAGGACTTTTACCGCCATAAGTCTTCTTAGATCCTCGATTACTGTTGTTGACAGTCATCGATTTCTTTGAATCGTTATTAGCTTTCTTCTTCCCCCAACGCATTCCCTTTACTCCGTAGTGTCGGAGGAAGTCGTCTGCGTCGTCAGCCATTCTTGATATCTCACCCCCTCCATGTGAGTATGTAGACGCCACTCCAACATCTCTGCTTGTTTAGTCATAGCATCGACAGCTGGACCGGTCTGTGGTGGGTCGAAAAGAAGACGAACACGCAAGCCCATAAGGGACTTAACCGCATTGATCTGCTCTTCTTCAATGAAATCTTCCCAATTACTTGTGTTATCAGTGATGAAGAAACCTTCAGGTTTTCCAACACCCAACTGTGTAAGCGTAAAGAAGACTGAGTTGATATGCGTAATGATGTCAAGATCAAATGCCGTGTATTCTGGCATGATCCCGATTAGCTTCTTGGTAGTATCGAGAATGCTGTCGTTCAGTTCAGGCACCTATTCCACCTCCCTTAACAAACAGTTCGTAAAGGAATGAACCAATGCTATGGATGTTTGTAACGAAAGTTACAAAGAGTGGAACAAGGAATCCAATAAGGAAGCCCAGAACTGAAATGATCAGCAAGTAGAGGACGAATCGTTCCTCAACCCACTGCTTAATCATTAGCTATACCGACGATTTACTTCGGCCTGAACTTCATCGAAGAGATCTCCGAGACGAGCACGACGGTCATCGCCGTTACCGAATTCACCACGAATTACTGCATCGGCAAGAGCACCAATATCGACAGTACGAGCAGCAGGAGCAGCAGCTACACCGCCACCAAAGCGACGATTGACTTCAGCCTGAACAGCATCGTAATGAACACCGAGATTACGAACTCGATCATCGCCATTGCCGTACTCACCACGGAGAACAGCATCGGCAAGAGCAGAGATGTTTACACCCTGAGGTGCTACCCCGCCACCACCGAGACGGCGATTGATCTCATTTTGAACTTCGGTGTATCGGTCTCCAAGAGAGCGGACTCGATCCTCACCATTACCGTGAGCACCAGCCAGAACTTCATCAGCTAGCTGAGAAACTGACTTGACTTCAGGGACGGCTGACCCAACACCGAAGCGACGATTGACTTCAGACTGAACTTCGTCATAGCGAGAACCGAGGGAAGCTTTGCGAGCATCCCCTGTGCCATGAAGACCGGCAAGAACTTCATCAGCAAGCTGCCAAACAGACTTACCTTCTACGACTGGAGCCTGAGGAGCTGGTGCGGGCTCTCCACCCTGATAGACGGCCTGAGCCTGAGCACGAGTGTTGTCCATTCGAGCCCAAAGGAAGCCACCCGGGCAAGCTGTTGCAAAGAACTCGCGGTGTCCACGATAGTTGCCCCAAGCAATGCCACCCCAACCGTATCGCTGAGCAATGTCAGCAATCAGAAGAATGATCGCGTCATAGGCAGCTTCAGAGATCTGCCAAGAAGATGGATGGTTGTCATCTCCGAACTCCTGACCATTGATGTTCTGCACCTCGATGGTGATCGCATCTCCGTCAGCTTCGAAACTTCCCGAGGTCCAAGGACGAAATTCTTCAGGAACGTGTCCAAGAATACGTCCATCGGTTGTGATGACATATGAGCAGGATGCCTGATCCGGGCCTTCCATACGCTCGATACCACCACCGGTACCAGCCCAGTGATGCTGAACGACCTTAAGGACGGGACGTCCCTGACGGGAAGAATACTTACCGTTATGCGCAATGGTTCCCGAGATGAGAGGTGAAAAGGTCATGTCGTTCTCCTTCGTTGAATAGTTACCAAAGCCGAGTGTCTCCCGGCCGTCGCTCCACAGGTAGTTGCATCAAAGATGAACTATCCCCATAGTGGATTGCATTGTGTGTTCGAAGAGTGGTAGATATGAGGAACTCAGGATCAAGAATGTGTTCCTCTCCATGATGGAGCTCTTCTGGAGTCATGGGATTCATGTGATGCACGATAATGTTTCTTGCTTCGAAAATCTCACGACCCGGGATACCAAGATCCATAGCTTCATCTCGAGCAATGACCTCGGTTCTTATATCTTTCCACTGCTTCGAGCGATAGAACTGCTGGTTGAGATAACGCTCAACGCCGAAAGTTTCTGCACTAACAGAACCCTTGAGTTGAAGATAATGGAACCGATCTTCGAAAGAAGTAAGACGTCTAAGTTCAGAATAGGTTCTCTTCATCTTCATCCTCTGGGTCTTGTCCTGCGTATGCCTTCATAGCATTGAGTGCCCTACCATACAGTTCCTCGACACGAGCCTGCGAAGCTGCATTATCGATCTTCGATTGGAGAAGTACGGTTTCCTTCTGGATCTTGGCACGTTCCAGCTTTTCGCGTTCGGTGCCGAGCTTCAAGAAATGAGTGATCACCTGCGAAGAGGCAGTCCCGTCATCGATTTGCCTTTCGGCCAAGTCGTACGCCTTAGCGATAAGCTGATGCTCTCTGCCTTCTGGCGTTCTTGCTGCCGGACGTCGAATTACTACTTCGTCATCTGGAACAATGTCAGCTTTGTATGCCTTTGGCGTTCGAGCTACAGCCTTACGGGGGGCTGCCATAGGTGAATCACCTCCTAAAGTGGTCATGGGGCATTGCCCACAAATGTGGCCACCCACATAAAAGGACACAAACATATATGGTGGGTAGTCCATGGGATTCCCTGAGAGTGCACCGGAGTCCTTACCACCGAAGTGGCTCTTGAAAGGACGCGGGAAGATGAACCCCACTTGTTGTGGAATCCAGTACACTCTCATGGGGAATCCCATGGACATTTAGAACCCCTTAAGTAGCTCCGGCAGGAGTTCGCAACTACTTAAGGGGTAGTTTTAAAAGAGGCCTTAAACCTCTAGGTAGGGCGACAGGTCGGAATCTAGCTTAAGTATTATTCAACTATTATCTCTAGTGTGAACTGACGCCCCTACCTAGGGGTTTAAAGAAAAACTATACATCTTGACTGGGCTCTAGGGGTGGGAGTAGCCCTCAACCAACACATTCAGACCTAGGTCGTGACCCCTAGCTTTTGTCTGAGAACCCCTAGAGCCCTGTCAAGATGTATAGGAAAGAATTGAGTGAGCTCTGAGATTCTTTCAGAGCTCACTCAATAAATTAGGCAGTTACGCCGGAAGCCGTGAGAGCGGCTCGAATTGCATCGACGGCAGTCTTGAGGGAGGCAGCGTCAGCTGTGGGAGAGGCGATAACTGCCGTTCCCTTCTTGGCGAACTCGGCATCATTCTCCGTGTCCTGAATGACCTCGGCCTCTTCGATTTCGACGTTGATTACTTCTTCGACATCTTCCTGATGAAGAATTCGGGTGGGGTTTTCAGACATGATGGTTCCTAACGTTAGGTAATCAGTGGTTTAAAAGTGGATTGTTTGTCTCAAAAATTCCCCCGGAGCATTTTTTGGGAGCCCGGCGATGCAGAGGGGGGGTCAGATTTGCGAGACCCCCCTCCCCGTCCAGCATTACTCTGAAGTCTCAACCTTTTGGGTTGTATTGTCCGCAGAAACCTTTTTATAGAGACCGAGGACATCTTCAGAAATTATTTCATCAATACCGTATTCCAATGCCAGATCCTGATCTGTTACTGAAATCTGATCTGATGAACGTACTATCCTAGCTAGGTAGGCACAGGTACCGTACCCCATCTCAAGATCGAACGCATTCCACTCATCGAACTGTGTGAAAGGTGAATAGGGATTGTCAACTGTAGTGATAGCTACTTGCTGTGTCATACCTAAGCTCCTTCCTCAAGTACACTGTTAAGAGTAGTAACACTAACACCCAAAGCTTCTGCTACTTCCGCCCTAGTGTAGTCCGCATTCAACATGTTCTTAGCACGTGTGACATTAGCAGGTAGCATACCTGGCTTCTCTCGTGGAGTAGCCAATGCCTTGATGTCTTCGTCCTTCATGTTGTCTAGGATCTGCTCTAGTTTGTTGTTACTAATAGCGCCCGCTTGAATAGCATTCCATTCCATGGGGGTTAGTACAATGTTGGTCTTCTTAGCGTTTACCCTATTACGGGCTTCGTTCTGAGCCAACGTCTTTAGCTTCTTGATCTCTGCTTTGTCCATGTCAGGATTAGCTTGTAGCTTAGCCTTAACGGTGATGTTAGCAAAGACCTGGGCTTGTCTTTCAAGGGGCTTGTTTCTGAGAGCGATAGCTAGCTTATCATCCAGAGACTTAACTTCTGGAGCGTAAGCTTTCCGAGCAGAGGCATTAAAACTTTGAGGTGGGGTATTAAGCCACGCTAGACGTGCCTCATTTGCCATTCCCTTAAGTTTGTTTGCATGCAGAGCATACTCGACTTCAATAGGTCGACCTCCATTCCTAGAGATCAATGAGATAGCATCATTGGTTTCTGCCATCTTTGTAGACTTTTCAGTCTTGTACCTAATGTTACCCTTCGAATCCAGAAGGGGGTTACCTTCTTTATCCTTCATCATAGCATCATCAGCAATGGTTCGGATCTTCTCACCAGTCTTAGGATCGATAGTGCGAGCACTGGGGTTCCATTGCTTACGCTTCGGTACTGATGACTGTGATGTTGCTTTCGATATAAGAGTTGATGCACCTGCTCGAGCAGACCCTTGATATTTAGCTTTAAGATCGGCGATATTATTATCTTTAGCCGATTGCTTATAATTGAGATGGTGTTTCTGAGCATCAATAACAACCATAGAATGCTTAACGGCTCGAGCAAGCTCATGATCATTTGCACCCAATATAGTCATATCTGTAATCAGATTTGAAATATCACCCATCAATCGCTGCGTCATACCAGTAGGATTCTTCATATGCTTAATGCCCGGCATATCGTCCGGCATACCATATTTAGATTTAGCATCGAAGCCCTCAAGATCTTGAAGGGGGGGTTTATTTTTGAGAGACCGATTGTTATTCGGAATCACAAGAACCGTATCCCCATCAAAGTCTGCACCCGACAACCGTTCTGCGACCTTTGAATGGATACCAACGGCATCCTTTGCGCCCTTAATAGGTTCAATCGCAGGTCTGTTTCGGTTATTTACTGTGAGTTCTGGAATCTCAAATATACCACCGTGAGGGTAGCGAATAAGAGAAACCTTTTCTCCATTGTTAAAGTTCGGTGCATATATCTCATCTTCCTTCAGTTTATTGATAGGAAGAATAACCTGAGTACGCTGTCTCGGAAGCGCAGCAGCTTTAAGATGAACAGCTGAAGAATCAAGATCGTCAGCCAGCGAGTTCAAGAGTTTCCTCTTAATTGCTGGGTTTGTCAGAGCCATGATTTCTTCGAATTCTGCCCGTTTCTCATCAGCACGAAGAGCAAGCTGTCGCTTAGCTAGAACTGGAGACTGCTTGGACAAGACCTGTGAAGATATACTCTTCGACCACTTATCCCAGTCACCCTCTTCATAGACGATATTCATCGCCGAGGAGACCTTTTTGTTTCCATTCTTATCGACAATATCGTTGCCGTCTTTATCCTTTGCGAACTGTTGACGAACAATCGATCCGAAGGGATTAGTCTGATCAACCTTTCCCGTTTCTTTGTCGATCTTCTGAGGTTTCATTGCATCGAGCTTGTTTCCGGTATCGCTCTTGTTCGTATTGAACATGAGATCGACTCCAGGAGGTAGATCGTCATTGTAGACGGCCATACCTTTCAAGTAGTGAGTACCAGCAACACCGATTCGAACCTGTGCATAACGAGACTTACCCAAGGAAATATCCTCGACACCTCGACGAACGTGAATAACACCATCCATCGCGGCTCCTCCATCAGGTCCATACCGAACGCCGACTCTCGAGAGGTCTACGTTCAGTGGAGGCTGAATTTGGTCAAAGGATCTACCATTGTCGCGAGTGAAGGCCATGATCTGACTGATGTTTTCTTGCTTCTGATATACGTCAGAGTAAGGAACATCAGGTCGAGCAAGAACCTTCATGTTTGTTTTCTTACCGCTCATTTGGTCGACTTGGAATCCGTAAACGTGATATCCTTCGGACTGAAGTTTAGTAACTGCAGCACTTAGACGTTCACGGCTAACGCCGAGCTGAGCCTCGACGCCTTGACCAATATCGACCATCGCTTTCTCATCAACTGCAGCTCGAACAGTATTAGAGAGTGTCTCGAGCTTCTCGACCTTTTCCTTGGTTCGCTCCGAAAGGAGTGCTCGAACAGATGACTCATTTGCCATACCCAACTTCTCAGCGATAACTGTGTTGGAATTGCCTGCTTCTTTGAGCTTAGTAGCTCGAGCAATAAGATCCTGTTTGATCTCATGTTTAGCAATGGCTTTGTTGTCTCGAAGTTGCTTTGAAGTAAGACCGACGCCCTCGGCAATTTCCTTCTCTGAGAGACCCTTTTTCTTCAGGTCATCAACATACATTAGGAATGATTTATTGCGCTGACCAGGGTTCTCGCCACTACCCCAAGGGTAGCGACCAGAATGCTTCGGTGTTCCGATATGGAATATGAGTGGACCCTCGTCATTAAGGAAGGTACCCGTTGTCATGCTAGTGCCTCCTCTTTCCAAGAATCAAGCAGATCGCTGTAGGACTTCATAAGACTCATGATCTCAACAATCTCGGGAACCAAATCAGGATTCGTCTCGAGGTTGCAATATTTGATCTCATCCATTTGGTAGATGCGCAGTTCAATATCAATACTGCCTGGAAGGATCTGGTATTCGTGACAGAACATTGCCGCGTAGACCATGAGTTGATCCATCTTTGCTGGGGTTTCACCAGTCTTAAGATCATGGATCCTCAGCATGTTGTTACGGAAGGATATGGCATCTGCAGTACCGAAACAGTTGTCTGAGTAATATAGAACCTGCTCCGGTGTCATACGAAAGCCGATTGCATCATTGACATACATCGCCATCGTAGTATTTGAGCCACGAAGCTTGAGTCCCTTCTTAATAAGGAGGGACGCAATATCATGGAGTTCAGATCCTTCTTGGGCAGCGAGGGCTTTTCGGAATGTTTCCGCTAGCTGTTCCTCATCATAGCGAATCCAAGCGTATTTACTTGCGCTTAGAAACGCGTGTTTTCCTTGAAGGTTGAAGTGCGTGTTGAAGTTCATTGAGGACTGCCTCTTTATTCTCAGGGCTGATAAAGGACGCGTAGGACATGTTGTTAAACTTGTCTACGTAATAAGCTTGATTTGGCTGGCGCGTTGATTTGGTTTCACGTTTCCATTCCAATGCGGCCCAGCGATCACCATTGATGATCAATAGGTCAGGAATACCCTGCTGCCGCTGTGGGTCCAATCGGAAGACTTCGCCATCGGGAAACTTTTCCCGTATTTCTTTTACGAAGGCTCGTTGGAATTCAATCTCTTTTTTAGCAGGTGGCACTTAAGTAACCTCCGTCACACAAAAGGGTAATGCGTGAATACGACAGATATCCTATTCCTATCATTATAATCGATGTATAAAATGCGTGGGCAACGCCCCACTGGTCAAATGGCCAATTTTGATTTGTCCAAAAAACTTCTTCCTATTACTATTTTTTCCTTATAAAGGTTTTAGTGATTTTTTTCAAAAATGGCCAGCGTTGGGCACAAAGTGTGGGCATGTGTGGGCAAGGGACAAAGAAAACAGCCCTTTTTGATCCTTTTTGTTCGCTTATAGCGTAAAATTAGTGCCCACTTATTGTGCCCAACGTTGCCCACCTTGCTGGCCAAATCTGAAATTCTGGCCACGTTTTTGGCCACTTTTGCGGTACTTTGGGCACAAAATGCCCACAAACTTTTTTCAGATTTGGCCAGTTGGCCAGAAGTGGCCACGACTATTCTGGGTCTTCTTTACTGTGTCTATGGTAAATAAAGATGAGTTGTCCAGCGAGAAGAACGAAATAGATTACCAAAGCGATTATAAACGGTAAAGTAAATCCCGCCATAACTGCAAAATACCCAACAATGATGATGGAGCAAGACCAGTACCAAACCCAAAGCTTTTCCCAGAAAGTCATTCAGTAATCCTCCCAGTAAAATCGCTCAACTCTTCCTCCTAATTGCTCAATCCGTTTGATATGATCCTCGGTCTCACGCATGCGATTGCGACAAGGATCTGTTGTTGGTGCCCACATCTCTTCCGGAAGAGTGACTACCTTTATCGAATCAAGAGTCGAGATACCCATGATCTTCGATGGTTCAGTAGCCTTGATGATGTCTCTGTAGTTCATCCCATGCTTCTCAGCATAACGAACACAGTGAACATAGTTTCCGAACATCACTACTCGAGTTCTACCCATCACTTATCTCCCCGTTCAAGATCTTTTGATGTTCGATAACCAACTCGCTCTAGAAGCTTCCCCACATAAACTACTGCTATTAGAAACATAAGTAGGAATGCCGGTAGCCAGTAGACAACTCGCCAGTCAAAGAAGATACCTATAACGATTACAACATTGGACAGCGCTAGAATAAGTAGAAGATACCACCAACCCCAACCCATTCGATTGGAAGCCTCGATAGCATCTGTGGTTATTAGTGGTTTTGTCATCAGGCAGCTACCTCTTTCAGGTCAGGAAAGACCTCCATCACCAGGTCTTCAATTTTTCGCTTGACTGATCCCTCATCGCTAAATAGAACAGCGTATTCAATATCGCCATCCCATTCCGTCGGTCGAGGTCGACGAGTATTCTTATAACGAACTTTCCCGTCAGGATGAATCTCGTATTTTGGATAACCCGGAATCTCTCGGTACCATCCTCGCCTCGCATAGGCTCTGGGAGTGTTCGGCTCCTTCTCTGTAGGAGGAGGGAAGTTCTCCGGCCATGCAGCCCTTAGAAGGCTTTCTCTGCTTCTCTGAGTGGACTTACCATCGTTTGTTCGAAGAGAATAAGCCCAAGATCCAGTTCTTGAGTTCTGCTTGTAGGCAATTGTTTTCTTAGTCCAGTTATTTCGAACCTCACCATCCTTAGATATCTCATACTTAGAGAATTCAGGATGACGTCGGAAGTCTCCGCGAGGACGAACAGATTCCTCTCGTATCTTCCTCTCAACAGCTTTTCGTTCCTGTCGAGCTACTTCTTTGATCCGATCTCCGAAAGTATCCTTAATCAGATCCTTGAGAGCATGGGCACTCTTGAATCCTGTTATGTTTTGAATACGAACACGAGGGTGAAGATTCTCCCCAACCTTCGTACGCCCCATGTAGATCTCAACTGGCTGCTTCGAGACTACTGTGCGAATATCCCCCGTTATCGTAACTTCATAATCAGGAAACGTAGGGATCCTAACCCATTCTTCAGACATGCTGAGACCTTATTCTATTAGATGTTTGTTTTAATTACTGTAATCCGCTCAATACAGCTTGCGCTTTTGTTAGGATCACGATTGATGCTGTCCCATTCCTTTAATGCTTCAGGAAGGGTATCGAAGGAAATGCGAATTGGCATGAAACCTCCGTTGTAATACGTTACTCGGTATTCGTCATCCATTTGCCCACATTGTCTCGGCTAGAGTTGGTCCATCGATCCATACTGGCTTCCCATTGACGATGAGCTTAACTGTAACCATCTGATAAAACTCATCGTATTTCGGTTCCTGAACCCGACCAGAACTCTTGTGTCGAATGGTCCCCAGACGGTTAATCTCGAAGGAGTTAGTACCAATACCTTCAACCGTACGCCACTCTTCTTCAGTGAGCTCTGTTTTTCCCTTAGGGAAGGTTTTAACCAAGATATCTTCTAACGCTAGAGTCTCTTCCATCCCACCATTGTCATGAATAGTGACAGTAATAGGCTCTCCCAAATTACTACTAACCATCTCAATTTGATTCTTAGTAAGCGCATGACGGATCAAACCTCTATTGCTAGCCTCAAAGAATGAGTAGCCTGGAATAAGACGCCACTCTTCAACGAAAGGTTCTTCCGGAGGATTCCATCCATCATTAACCAGACGAATACCAAGTACTAGAGCTATATCATGAGTCGACATGTATCTGGTTGAGTATTTACCTAGTTCTTCTGTAATCGCCTCAGTAATTACACTCAACTTATCTTCAGGGCTGCTCATTGATAATTTCTTCTTCCTGCTCTTCCGGATACTCCTCGACAATCTCTGGAAGAGCCTCCTCGGGATAATCGGAAACATTCGCAACTGCTACTGGAGTCGTTTCCTCGAATGCTTCTTTAATCACCTCATGGAGTCTACGAGTAATTATGACTCCGTCCACCAAAAACTCTACTTCGTTGATAGGCATGAATTCACCAACGGGTGGTACGCGAAGACCAACGGAAGCTCCATTGGTTGTACGTATCAAACCATTACGAGTTACCTCATAACCATCAGCGCCTTTTACCGGGCGCCAGTCCATAAATCTGCTATCTGCCACGATTCAGAAACTCCTGTTCATTGAAAGATGTTTTATTAGCAAGAGATCTCATGATCGCTCTATCAATTATGGTGTTGGACCAGAAGACGTAGTACCAGAGGTCTCGGTACCTTGTGTTTCGTCGATCGATTCGTCCCTTACTTTGTTCATTGATTTTATAGCTATAGTTAAGGGAGTAAAACACTGTACAATCTGTCTCGACACAGTTCCATCCTTCAGCTCCAGCGGTATACTGGACAAGATAGAGCCAATTATCTCCTGTGGGGATTTGATCATGGTTTTGTCCGTTCCATTCGGCATATGGGAGACCTGCCTTTATGCAATATTCACGAAGGATATCTAGCTCGTAGTTGAAATTGTAGAAGACGACAACACGGTTATGTTTCTTCTGGATCCCGTCAAGAGCGAGTACTCGGCTCTTATCTGAATTGACGAGTTTTCGCATGACTCGGAATAGCTCGGCAACGTCTCGAATAGGTCGATCTTCATAGATGTTCCATCGTTCTTTGTAGACTCGGTGGAAGAGTTGTTTGTCATTATCTACCGTCACATTCTGAATATGCCTCGTTGTGTGACGAGGAACCGGCATGTCAACTAGAAGTTGTCGTCGGTACTTTTCCAGACGAGCCGTCTCGATAAATCGATCAATTTGAGGGAAGTTCCTAAATGGCTTATAAATGACATGCGTCTGTATAAACTCGCGTCGAGATTTATAGAAACCGTTCGCGACGAAGACTGGAAGGTAATCCATCCAGTGATCCCCAGGAGTAGCACTAGCCATAATCCACTGATTGTGTTCCACAATCTTATAGAAGGCCTTGACCCATGTGCCATTGCCCACCAGACGTTGCTCGTCGAAGATGAAAAATGCATCTTTTACATCCTGATAGTTGGTAATGTTGTTCCACGAATCCACTTTGAGTTGAATGCCATAGACTGACGTTTCACGGTTCGTAGATATACCGAAGGATACTGCTTCCTTCTCCCAGTCGAGATCATTTCTCTTTCGGGCTGTTGTGATGATATAGACATCACGAGGCTTCGACATGTCTCTAAGACCGCCAAAGCCATTGATGCGAAGGTCTCCATCACAGACTTTAGTATAGAAGTAAGCGAGTGCAGTGCGTGATTTACCCGATCCCACACCTCCACAAAGGATTTTGCCATTTGATAACTCCTCAATTGCTTTAAGCTGAATTTTGTCTAGCTCGACTGCCAAAACTTACCTAAATCTGCTAGTTGGTCGTTCTTGTCCACAGACTTCGCAAACAAACATCATCGTATTTTCATCAGACTTATCTGAATTGATACGATAAAAGTGTTTGTGTGAGTAAACAGGAGGATAACCTAGATCTTCTCGTATCCTGTTCACCGTCTTAAGTGGCATACCAAATCTTAAAAGCTCAATCCCTTTACCGGGACATTTTCTTTTAAACCCAAACACTTTAGTTAGATAAGTGTGTGACAAGTGTGGACTAGGGCTTCCACAAAGCTTTTTCTTCACTAATTCTCCTCGAGTCTATTAGTAATATTCGAAGGACAATCCTCTATGGGACTTGCGATCTCCTCTGAGACACGCATATATACTGCTATAATCACCATTGATATAGTCAGCACAATCTCGTACGGTTCGGAATACTTGTTCCGTCTCAATAATACGAATGCGTTGACCCCATTGGCGCTTGTACTCTTTCTCAGACCCCTCTTTTAGAGGAGTCGTTGCCATTACCTGTCGTACTCGTTTCTTAAGTCGCAGGTTTGTAGCATTGTTATTCTGTACATTACCATCGTAATGAATGGTCTGATCTGTCATAGAGAAGTTCCAGAAAGCTCTACCAACGAGCTTATGGATATAGAACTCCCTCAGACGATGTTCGTCATCTGCGAGGCGTACTCGAAGATAACCCCTATCGTTTGGACGAGGGGACAGGATCTGTCCGGTATGGACATTCATGACTTGACCAAGATTACTGACGGCATAGGTTGGGTAGCCCTCAACTTCCACCCAAGTTTCTGACACTGAGACCGTTCCCCTCTTCCAAATATATAAGCGACGTATAGTGGGGATAAGAGCCCAACGCCCCTATCCCCACTATTTGAGACCTAGTTATCGACGAATCTGATCGGAATGGTATTTTCCAGATCATCTGCAACATCATCCAATGCTTTGGCAAACTCATAAAGAGTCTTTGCTAAATTGTATTCTGTGCGCAACATACCACCATCAGGCTTTGGGTTATTCGCTCGAATTTTATTAGCAACCAAATGCATTTGCTTTGGACTCATGAACATGCTTCCCCCAGCCTTAGCGATCTGTTCCTTTGTGTTATATGCTAGTGCTTCCTCAAAACATGTGTTGCATAGTTTAGGACCTCCACATCGGATGACGGTATCAGGAGGAGTTGAATCCTTAACTGAACCGGTAATATGATGCCCGTGACTGGTGTACATGAGTCCTACTTCTTCTTTTTACGGATGTCGCAGGGCCCAGCATGATTATTGTGCAGCCGGCAATAAGACTGAGAGCATGGGCCCTTGATCTCGAGGAGTTCCTTCTCTCGAATACGAAGAACGGCAAACATCCCTTCTACTTTACGAGGAGCGCCTGCCTGAGGCTTACGGGTCGTTTCAGTCACTTAATGTTCCTTTTCTATGTCGCGGTAATGTTTAGCTGCTGGTTCCCAACTATCGAACTGACAAATTAGAATTCCGCCGGGATGCAGGTATTCGGGTCCTTTTTCGAAATCTGAAGGACTCAATTCGCTCCCGCATTTTGGGCAGAACTTCATTCTTTGTATGCTCCTCGTTGAGATGTTTGATTGATTCTGCTGTCAACACCCATTGACTAGGGTGTAGATCTGGATCCCGCACATAATACCTAAGAGTAAAATCACATTTAGGACATACGGGTTTAAATACGGGCGTGAGACCGACACCCATGGCTATACTTGCTCGTAACCTTCAGCGATTAGTTCTTCAGGACGGATAACTCTAAATGAGCCATCCTGATTCCGCATGATCCAATCACCAACAAAGGCACAGTCATAACGACGAGATTCTGGGTTATCGTAGAGTTTGATATATTCCGGTGCTGATTCTCCAGATATATGAGTAGCTCTACTACCGTTTGAGAACACCCAGAACATTAGATCGCTACCGTTTTGTATCCCGCCTATAAATTGACGAGCATCTGAAAATTCAGTCTTCTTGAACGTTGCCACGGTTAGCCACCAACTGTTCTTTGGGAATACTGTGAATGATTGTGTCCCTGTCATCAACAAGGTAGTAAGTCTTGCCAGCATCATGGGAGAATGCTCGTCCATCACGACGGTTCTGCCAGACACCTTTATTTCCATCCCACACTTCTTTGCCGTGGTACTGCCACTCGTCCAAGTCATCTGTGAGTTCAGTGAGAGGACGGAAACGAAGTAGTTCTTCTAAGACGATCGCTGTTGCCCATGCGGATCCGCCGGAATGACCAAATGTCGAATATTCGCGGATTACTCGCAGGTACCACTCGATAACTTCAGGTTCTTCACCGATAAGTTCGAGCTCATGACGAGCGTGCTTGACGAGGTTAGATTCCTCAGGAACCCCATTAGATTCCTCATTCTTCAACAACTTCTTGACAAAGAGGTGGTCTTTCGTCCACTTGTAAGCGTTGACTGCGAAGATAACGAAGTATACCGCAGCAGTAACAAGAAAAGCCGGTTGTCCAGTAACAAACGCATATAGGGCCCAGAGAATCTGGCAACCCAAGTTTATGTACCATGACCACCATTTCCTTTTACCTGCAAAGTAGAATCCGATAAGTCCTACTGCGCCTACGATCCATGAAAGGATCTGTCCATAATCCAAAATAAGCTACTTTCTGACTGAGACCAAAAGGTGGAGGAGCCCTAAGACTCCCCCACCAAACTGTTTAGTTGTACTCTTTGGTTATTGCAATATGATGGCCGAGCATAGCGTCTTCCCATACCGAACGACTAACACATCTAGTATGCTCATTACCGTTATATTCAACGATTTTGAGTCTGTGGCACTCGGGTTTTCTAATAAAACAACCCTTACCACAGTAAGAAAGATAACTATCGGAATGTGACTTCTCGGTAACAGTACCCTCACCATACCAAGGACCCTGTATCATAAGATAAATACATAGCCCAATAATAAAGACAGTACCGGCTCCTATCAGTACGAATATTCCGATAAGGACTCGATCGACCCAATCACCCATTGGCTGTCTCAAACTCTGAGATATCGATCCCAAGCTCAAGAAGTCGACCAGTCCAATCATCGATAATTGCACCGATGGGAGATGGTTTACCAGTTGCTACAGCATAGGTTTCCATAAGACCCAAACAGGATGCACGAAGTACCTCGTAAGTACCCGCAGGCACTTTATCCTGCATGGTCTCACACAATTCCACCGTATTCTTGAGAGTACGAAAGAGCTTCTGGATCTCAGGATCAGGATGTCCCCCCAGCTTGTTTGCCATGGTTATGCCTCGAGCTCGTACTGGCGGTGGTAGTTCTCTCCGAGGTCCTCGAATTCGACAACCTGCTCTCCACTTTCCAGAGCCAGAAGGTTGCCATTACGATCCAGTTCTGGAATATCAGCATAAGCCAGATCAAGCTCATCTTCCTGAATCGTAATATAGAGAGATTTGCAATAGGCCGTGATACCCGACTTGCCGGAAACATTCCAGCGATATGGGTTGATGATGATATCTGCCTTTGCAATGACCACATAGTCGAGGGCCCCAACCAGGTCCTCATCAAGAGCGGTCTTACCCTTTCGAGTAACCATGACGATCTTAGGAGGACGTCCATTAAAGTTCACCTTAACAGGCAAATGTGCCTGCAGAGGCTCGTTCGGGTCATCACCCTCCTGAGGCTTCATGAACTTGATATTCCAACCATCGGCAAGCATTGCCTGAGCATCGTCTGGTCCGATGAGAATCGAGAAGTTTCGCTGACCCTTAGGGTTGAACTGCTTTTCTTCTCCACTGAAGTTTCGCCAGATAAGCTTAACGTCGTAGATTGTGAGGTCGCCGAGTCGACGCTGTACTGCTTGTGTTGCCATGATGTGGGTGTTCTCCTAAAGGGACTAGTTGAGCTTGTTGGTAAGGTTGTTACGGGACATCATTCCGGTGAAAGACACCGCAGAGAGAGCACCAGTTCCGATGAACTCGGCAATATCCCGTCCTTCCTTAGTGTTGAAGTGGACAACCATCTTGTTCTCAGCAGGATTGAATACAGCATCACCCAGCTGCGCGAGATCCGAACCCTTTCGCATCATGACTGGGAGGATAATCTCCACAGCCTGAGGGAGGTTGGCAAGATGTTCAGTAGTCGACTCTTCAGTTTCTGGAAGATTGTTGTTACTCATTTAGTCTTTTATCTTTCGCTCGATTGACAGGTGTTCGATACTACCGACTTCGAAGTTTCGAGCAACGATATCGGAATTGAGGGTCATGGTCAGAAGACCGGAATTGCTCATTATAGCGTTCCCGATCTTCTTTCCCTCCATGAATACGGGAAGAGTTTCCCTCTGGTAATTTTGAGACATTACTTCTTTCTGAGGTGTTCTAAGCTCTTTCTGTAGTCGAGAAGAGCATAGTGAAGGTGTAGTGATGGGGAGTGAAAGATAGACCCATGCTTCGGACGAAAGCCATGTCGATATACGGATCTACGAGTAGCACGAATTAGGGCGACTAATAGCTTCTTCATTTCTTCTCCTTGTTATAGGGACGGTTACTACTCTTTTATACGTTTCAGTTTCCATGAGTCTCTCGCTACATCATAGTAGACCGAAACATATCCTTCAGCCGTAATGTAGTCAAAGCGAGGTATCTCTACTTCATCGACACCAAGCTTGTCCATGATCAGACCCATTATCTGAGCGTTCTCTGGAATGCCTTGAAAGAGAAATTCCTCCGAGGGCTTTTCGGGTTCTTTATTTTCAATGAGCTCACTCATCGACGGACCTCCAGTTTCACGCAACCATATTTTCGGTTCTTCCACATTGCCCAGATCGCCCCCAATAAAGTGTTTCCTGTGTAATAACTCTGGTAGTGGTAGTCCCGACGACCGTAGCCTTTATTGGTCCAGATGCAGACCTCATATTTATGCCCCACTATTAGTACGCCTTTCTTCGAGAGCTTTTTGGAATGCATCTCGACAGTCGTCGCAAAGATCAACGGACTCTTGCGTTCCGTAATGCAAGATGTACCGAACAGTCACCCAATGAAATGGTAGATGCGAATCCTTGGTAATTGCTTGTGCGCCACAGTTATCGCAGACGTATTCGATTACTTCTTTCTCGGCCACGTTATTTCACCACCCTTCTAGCAGCCTTTGCTGCGCGAGCAATGAAAATGTAAAGTGCAAGCTTGAATCCGATGAACAGAGCCAAGCGCTTTAGTAAATCTTTCTCTAGCCGATTCATGACGATTCTCCTTAATTAAGGGACTGGGTGGGGCTACCGAAATAACCCCACCCGATTTACTATGAACTTTGTGCCAGAACCATTTCAGTGTATTCCGGCGAAGAGAGGAACCATTCAACATCTCCGAACTTTCCGAGAGTTTCATAAGCCTCATTGATGAGGGTCTCGAAATATGACAGATCGATGTCTGATTCTTTACCGAGGGTCTTTACCATCTCAGCTTCGAGCCAGTACCATCCCTTGGTTCCTTGAACAGCACCATATTTACCATCCTTCTCACGAACAAGCTGTCCGCCACCCTTACCCGGAATGATCGGGCAGAACAATCCACCCTTACCGACAAAGTGCATCTTCTCATCCTGAGAATATGGCTCGAGAAGACCATTCTCGATAGTGGTGAAGTCGAGGAACATATTGCCGACCTTGACGTGTGCTTCTACCGTCTTGTCTGCGAACTGGATCGGATCCTTAGTAAACATTGTCTTGAATACATAAGGAATCTGGAACTGCTTACCGGTAGCTGTCCATTTTCCAATCTCACTCTCATCAGGTGCCCAACCCACCTTGGCAACGTAAACGGCATCATTTACCAGTGCCATCTTCTCGTAAGTGTATTCGTGCTCGAAGTCATATCCATACTTCTTGCCGAACTCAAATACCTTCTCGATAATCTCAGGAGTTGCATCTGGGATTTTGATCGAGTCCGTCTTGATGTGTGCGGCGATGAATCCCTCACCTTCAACCATCTTCTGAAGATCCTTCATGAACAGGGCTCCTCGTTTCGCAACGATGTTGTCCTTGTTCTTGTGATCCTTGAACGGGTTGTCGAACTTCGCCGAGGTCAGTCCATAGACGATGTTGATTGCGATCTTGAGGGCGTACGCCAACGCTTTAGCCTGATCAGTATCTTCGAGATATGGTGCAAGCTTTCCATCAAGCATCTTGGATGCTTTGTCGAAGTCCTTGTGTTTGATGGCCAGACGAGCATCGACCAGATCACCGAAGTTATCAGTGTAAGGACCGAAAGCCTTGAGCGCACGGATGGACGCTGGGTGCATCGAAGCCACGTCCAGAAGCGCAACATTTGTATACATACCTGGTTTAGCACGAACAAGACCGCCCTCTCCAATTTCCTCGTCCATGTATGTGGACTTACCATAGTCATATTTGTAGCCCGGAAACATCTCCGAGAGATCCGTGTAGATGAAGTGTTCCTTCGCCGAACGGACATCGTCACCGAAGATGATCGCAGCAGTATGCCTCTGAGTGGATTCGTTGATCAGCAGACCAGAGAGCTCTGCCAGGATAAGACGGGCAGTGTAGTCACCCTTACGGTGCTTGTGAACTGCCTCTGTTGCACGAACATCGTTTTCACAGTATTCAGCAACACGATCCCACTGATCTTCCGGAACATCGGAGTCCCAGTCGAAACCCAGCTCATCATGTGGAAGACCCAATTCGATCTGCCACTTCTTCAGACCCTTCTTCTCAGAAGCATAGTCATAAATATCGACGTATGAGATGTTGTAAGCAGCACCGAACTTTGCATTCGGAGTGTTCTCAATAATCTTCTTACTGAGTTCATACAGCTGACGGTTGCTATATCCCATAGATGCTGCATAGAGAATGTGGTTGTCATACTGTCGGCAGTTGTAGCCAACCAGCTTGAGCAACTCGATAATCTCAGCAACGGCTGGGGGTGCTGGATTAATCAGACGAACTACATTCGGAGAGTCCTCAAATTTCCAGCAGAGAACGAAGAGATTTGGAAAGACTTCACAGTCAAAGAATGCCAAACGCTCATCCCTAACTGGTGTAGAATAATTAGGGTTCTCTGGGTCTGATTCAACATCGCCCACACCCTCTTCGGATGCGAACTTCATATCGAGAACCCGCTTGATACAGTATGGTCCTTGGTGGGAACTGTTGTTGGCGAAAGCTATGAGCCGCGGACGCATATCCGTGACATCATATTTCAATCCGCTCTTGTAGGCATCTTCGAGAATCTTGTGCACGAAATCGATACTGGGCTTTGTACTACCCATGATTTCCTTGCGCAAATTACGTTCAATCAAGTTGCGAAGACTTTGCTCGCTCTTGACGCTATCAGCGTTAATCACTTTTTTCTCCTGTAGTGGCAGACCACTATTTATGGTTGCTATTGGGACATTGTTGCACTTGGAAAGTCGACGTCGCAGGGACGAGTCCCCATTGAACACCTTGACTTCGATTCCTTCATCGTAGATCCGACTAAGGTCTGAAGTATCTCCGTCCCATATGTAGTGCAGATGCACGCCTGACCCAGACTTACTGTACTCGGCATAGGTCGAAGGCCAGCTGGAAGCGGCGGCAAGGTTTCGCTCAGCAGACTTATTTCCATCTCGGTCGGTAAGATCGAAGTCGATGACAATATGGTTCTGTGGAGGCTTAACATAATGTTCCTTTGACGTATCTAGATCCAGCAGTTTAGTGCTGACAACCTGATGTGGCTTCGGAATGAAAGTTCCACCCTTACCATCTGACTTTGGACTATCTGACCAATATTTGGCAGGAGTGCCGTTGGCCTTGGCGTATACTGCTGGTTGATCCATATAGATCGCATCCAGTAGAGATGTAGTCTCATCCATAATCAGAGAGAAAGCCTTTGGGTCTTCCTTGGATTTAACAGGCGCCTTGAACCGATCAGCATTGAAGTCCGAATACCAACTACGCACTCGAACTCCATCCACCATTGCTCGATCCTCATATTCTGCAAAGTAGTTCTTAAGTTCCTCACGGAGCTTATACTGAGGCATCTTCCATTCGATTTCTGATTCCCTGACCCATTCTTTCCATAGATCGTGTGCCTGCTTCAACGAAACCCCGTTTTGGGATTCAAACAAGTCGTAGTGCGCTTCGATATAGTTGAAGAATACGTCAGTCTGCAGCATCATCTCGAGAGGACGATATCCTGAATAGTAGTCCCTACCCATTTCTTGGTAAACCTCAAGGCAATAGTGCGCAATCGCACCAAGCTCAAAGTCTAGCTGACTAACCAATGCATGGTATTTACGGGTGGCAAGGAGCGCTCCCGAAGGACGGATATCGATCATTCGTCGAACAAGACCCGACTTAGCATTTGTGAATTTAACCGGATTATTAGTTGCTATCAGTAGGAATGCATGGATAACATCTGTATAAGTCGGCTTATATTTCTCATTGATGTTCATCGGTTCATGTGAGACGATTGAATTCAACCTAGTATTGTCCGTAATTTTGGACAGGTCACCATCCGGATCAATAGCCACCAAGGGATTTGTCTTGAATGCTTCGACCGCGAATGAACCGGCGCTGGTTAGAGTCTGGGCTTCGAATGTTGATGTATAGCCCTTAAACAACTTCTGAATAACACCCAGAATTGTACCCTTACCAGCACCGGGGGCGCCGTACCAAACCATGAACTTTTGGATCTTCTTTGAGTCACCGGATACGATTGCACCGATGGCCCAGAAGATCTTTGCAGCCTCCTCTGGTTCGTAAAGTGTATTTACAATTTCGAGGAAGGAGCTACAATCTCCGGGAGCCAGAGGATATGGCAGTCGCTTACTTACGTAGTCTGACTTCTTGACTTCGGTGTTTGCAAATGTCAAGTTTGTATCCAGACTCTGAGACGAGTCCGACAAGTGTCCTACGTAGTTACGAAACTGAAGCCAGCTGTTACTGCTGAAGTCACCCATGAGTTTTACCTGAACTACGCCATCATTGCGCTTATCAAGCTTCTCCTTATGGGCAAGCAATTCAACATCAACCAATCGCTGAACGTCATATTCGTCGGTCGACCATAGGCCTTTGGCTTCGTCCCAAATTGCATAGAACTGCTTACCACGAACCATTAGGTCTTCTGAACGTCGTACTAGGAAGTCGGGATATACCTCCACAACGCCGTTCTTGCTACTGCGCTCTTTGATCCTAAGAAAATCTAATCCCACTTAAATCCCTCCCTCCCGGAGACTAGTTATGCGCCACGATATCTGCCCTCAAGCACATATGCGGAAAGCTGATACCACAATTCTTCTCTTCTTTGATCTCGTTGTGCATAGCGAAGAGGAAATAGACCCCCAGCTCCGTTCCTTTGATACTTCCGTTGGATAACACGCTCACAGGCCTGATTTACAGCAATGACTGCATCCTCGTCAAAGGATCGATCATTGTACTGTTTGAGGCCTAGATTCTCCATGAATATCCAGAACCAATCACCAGCTTCACCATCAGTCTCAAAGGCAGCCCTCTCAGCAAGAGCAACAAGCATCTCCAACATCGAGCAGTCTTCCATTTGATACCAATTGATCTCGATATCTTCAATGCCTTCATCATTGACAAATGCGTAACGAAGGCTTTTACCATCTTCTGCTCGATTGTCATCATTGTGAACGAACCAATCAAAAGGAATGGAATATAGAAGACGTGCTAGTTGCCAATAAGTTCTTGATGGATTCTTGACCTGTAATGCCCCCATGGCTTTCTTATACAGCCATTCGATGTACTGGTCATCCAAAGTTCCCTCAGTCATCTCGGAACTTCCTTATTTTTGGCTCCATTGGGACTGGCTTTGCGTTGTCCCAACCATTGATTCCAAGGACATCATCCGAGAAGCTGTCGAATACTCGAACGATTTCGTAGTCGATCTTTCGACGTTCATTTCGAACATATACGGTATCGCCATTTCCAGATAGCTTTCCGAACTTGGTCAGAGTATCCGCACCGATGGTCTGACGAACGTCATCGATTGGTACTTCTGACTCATCGACCAACTGCTTGTCACCCTCGTAGTACGTAAGGGTAATGGAGTCTTCGTAGTCATCCATTCCCTCCATGTACTCATCGACAGAAATAATGTAAGGAAGCTTGTTCTGATCTTCCTCATACCGCTGGCGCTCTCGTTCAATAGCTTCCTCACGAGCATCTTCTTCTGCTGGAGAGGACCCATCGACAAGGGCATCGTTACGTACGTTAACAGTTACCTTCTTGATATTTACCACACTAGGCTCCTCTCCATTGGATGAATATCCGAGGTTATCAGCAAGACGCTGAGCTTCCTCTCTGCGCTGTTCCGAAGGCTTGATCTTGTTGTAAGCGATCGGTCCATCAGCAGGAGGTGCGACAACTGGCGGAACACCCGAAGGCTTGGTTACGATATCGTCACCTTCTTCGATATCCGTAATATCACCTCTGTCCACCAGATCGTCGTAATGCTTTTTGTAGGTGGTCTTCACCGAAGCGATTTCTGCATCGGCTATTTTCTGGTAATGCTTCTTGAGAACCAGCGTTGTAATGCCAGCACCAATCAACATTCCACCCACGACCAGAACTACCGCTTGTCCTCGTTCAGTCACGATATTCCTTTACTTGTTACGAGCTTCGGAGTGAAGCTTACGCTGGAGGTCCTTCAGTGCTTCGCTTTCCCGGAAGGCAGGATTACGAACAGGTGCACTCCGCTCTTTACGTGGTTTGGGCTTAGGTGTTGCTTTGGCTTCACGTTCGTTGAGGTAGCCCAGTTCGAGGTCGCGAAGCTCATCGACGACAACAACACTCGGACGAATACCAGCAATTGTTTTAGGCGTTGGAGTAGACATTCTTTCCTCTCGAGAGTGATGACAAAGGGGCACTCCGAAAATGATTGGTGCAGTACAGTCGCCCACACTGCACCAATCCGGAAATGCATTTGATGGGATAAGTTCCCCGGACATGACTAGATCTGGTTCCAGACGATGCCATCTACGTTGAAGTTCATCAACAAGCAGTCGCCAAGTTCCTCATCCGAACCGAAGATACGTGCGTCACGATTACGACTTCCCTGAAGGTCTACGATGCCGAAGCTGATGTGGTTTTCGTTGTCCGGTCCGAGAACCCAACCAACAACGGAACCTTCCTTGGTACGAGGCATTCCGATCGCATCGAAGATATCGTTAAGGAAGACGTGACCACGAATGCTAAGAAGCTGGTTCGCGTAGGTCTCGTTGGCCGTAAGGGTCATCAGGTTGTAGTCGGGAGAGGTAGTCTTCCAGTTCGGGTTGTTGTGATCATAAATGAACGTGAATCCCTTGCTGAGATCGATCTCTCCTTCGACCTTGATGTCCTTGGTACCGTTTTCGTCAACGGTTTCAGTGACCTTGTAGCCTCGGTGGAACTCCTCGTCCTTCTCCAGACCAAACTCCTCAACAACGCGAGCACGGTAACGATCGAAGGTCTCTTCGAGAGTCTTGTAAGCAGCGATGGCACCGACAGTACGCTTGTACTGAATTCCCTGACCACCGATGATGCAAGAAATGGAGACAACACCGAGAGAGATCGGAAGACCATAAAGCTTGCCGAGGTTCTTGGCGGTGTGAAGATATACCTTAGTGACGTCCCTCTTGTGGTGGGTGCTAGAGTACTCCTCTGCCGTCATGGTGGTCTTCTTCTCGTGAATATCGCTCATTCGCTCCGAGTGTTCGTCGATTACACTTTCGAGCTTAAGAGTGGACTTAGCGGCAAGAACACCAGCCGCAACGACACCTACTACACCGACGGTGGTGAGGATCTGAGGGCTGAACTTCTGAACAACAGCAGTCGCACGACCAACGCTGTTGATGTTCTTGATGGATTCGATTACTGACAAAGACATGGTTTATTTTCTCCTGCTGGATTTGTTTGCGCTGTTGATTAGACGCATGTGAATTGTATGTACTTGGGCGTCGGACATTTTTTGGACTTTCTGTGCCCACTTAACTCCGGGATAGGCATTCGCGACTGCCGCTCTTTTTTGTTCAGGTGACACAGAAACTCCTATGATGCGTGCTTGCCTCGTTGGATATGGGTAACGTTGTCTACCACTGGGATAGTTCCAGTAGGTGGTAGCGTTAGACTACCGGTCGGAGATATCCAGTGATCTGGTTCTCCATGCGAGAGTTGACGGAAGGACCATCCTGACAACAAAAGGTCAAGACATGTTTCCTCCTTCAATCCAGTGCGCGCGGATATTTGCAATGCCCGGCGCTTCATTGCTTCGAGTTTCATGATTATTCCTAATCGAGTGATATAGGTTTGGGAAGATCGAGTCGATATCCTTCTCGATCACGACTAACACCAGCATCGCGAAGGTTTTTCCAACCCCACTTCTGGTCAGTGAATTCTCCAGTAACGCCTAGCATTTCTTTGAGCTCATGGACGGAGACTGTTCCATACTGATCAAGAACAGAACACATCCCATCAATGACCTCTTCTGCTTGTCCACGCGATGGAATAACGAAGTCACGATAATCCAAGATTCCACGACTCTGCTCCGAAGGTGCTGAAGATCCATAGCCCCTGTTTTCGGATCCCTTATTTCGATTGACGTACATACTGTTATATGGCGTCGTCTGAGTGCGGTTATCCCTACTGCTTCCACTTCTGCGTGAGCTACCGAAGAGAGAACGGTGCATTCCCTCCATAGCAGCATCGAAGACGAGCTCCTTGAACTTGGGGAAGACTACATCAGTCATCACGTATCCAGCGACTGTTTTGAGATCTTCCCCACCAAAGGTTTCAGCAATTTTGCGACCGAGAGGCTTGCGCTGCTTAAGATCATTTTGATTAATGATCCGCTTTACTGGCTCCCGATCGGTTGGTGCGGACGAAGAAGCCTCACCTTTACCGGTGTAGTTGTTCTTGATTACAGGCTTGTTGGAGCCGATTTCTTCGGTCATGATTTAGAGTATTCCTTTACTTACGGGTACCAGCGAGGAGCCACCAAATGAGCAGAACGACTAGCCATGCTCCACCGGTGACTACAGTCAAGAGTGTGTGAAGCAGTACAGCGCCGAGTCCAACCTTGGATTTACGAGCCATTTTCAGTTCCTTCTTCCGTATTAGTTTCAGTTTCATCCTTGACGACAACTTCACCGTCTCGAACCATGAATGGGTTGTCGGGATCATCAGCATATTTGCTAGTGAGTACCACAACCGTGGCCATTGTGATGCTGACGAAGGCGATTGCTCCGAATGCTGCACCACTTGCGAATATAGCTACGTTCTTGCAGTTCATTTGATCGGTTCCTTACCGTAAAGAGCTTTCTCGATGATTTCTTTGATAGCGATCTTGAGAGCTTCTCGCATCGTGTCATTTCCACAAAGAATAACGAAAAGACCGAGACCACCAGTCAGGACTGCCAGAATAAGGAGAACAATGAGTCCGAAAAATGCCAGTAGCGTTTTCATTTACTTGTTACCCTTCTTGGCGGTGTAGGGACGAAGACCCTTGGTCTTACGCTTTTTGTTGAGCTTTCGCTCGACCTTGTTGCTTACCGTATGAAGGAAGTGTTCACGGAGAGCAGGGAGCAGGAGAACCCAGATTACCCACACCAGAGCAGTGAGGATCGGCATAGCAAGAGCGAATGCGAGGTACTTAAAAGTCTTGGAGTTCATCATATTTTCCTTTCAAGAAAATGTGTTATATCTATACAGAAACCTAGAACCCATGTTGGGCTCTAGATTTTGAGTGTTACTCTACGTCGGTGATGTTATGAACTTTGGTTCCTTTCTTAATCTGTTCGTAGGCATCTACGCACTGATCGATGATTCCGCCGGTGTACTTGGAGGCAGCGTCAGAAACGATTCCAGCGACCGCGAAACTACCGACGAAAATACCAACTTTTCGGATGGTGTTGATGTCGGCAGGCGTGGTCATGTTAATCGCATTCTTAACAATGACTCCTGCACCGTAAGAAGCAGCGCCAGTGGCGATGACTTTCGTTACTGTGATTGGGTTAATTTTCATAATAATTCCTTTCGATGAGAGGGTTCTCATTATAAGGTGTGTATTTCTTGCGAGGGTGGAGGCCATATATTTGACCCCCACCCACACATATTATTCAGAAGCTATTTCGAGAAGGACTCGATTTGCCTCTTCTAGACGGAGTTGAGCAAGATCGTATCGACGTTCTGCTTCCCATAACTCCATCTGTACCCGAGCCACATTTTGCTCAGAGTCTTGTAGTTCCTTCTTGGCAGCATTAACTTCAGCAGCAGCCTCAGAAACTGTCGGCTTAGCCATTACTCTGAAGTCGAGCGATCAGGTCATCCTTGGAAAGGGCACTGAGATCTTCTTCAGGAGCCTTTTCCAGAACAGGAGCAGCTGCCGGAAAGTTTGGAACATCCGACATATCCTTGACGACCTGAACAGAGGATTCCTGCTTCTTGTTGAATCCCTGCATCTGTGCCTCAGAACGCTCACGAGCTGTCTGCGGTGTGTGGTTAGGAGCTTCCTCACCATTTCGCTTTGCGAGCTCACGCTGTACAGAATCACGGAGGTTGGCGGGCATGATGCCATTGATGAACTCAGCTCCGGCGTCTGCATTCATAGACAGTTCCCAGATCAGTTCGTCATATGCACCAGAAGCCTTGAACTCCTTGAGGTGTTCCGGAGACTTGTCGAAAGTCGAACCATCAATGGATCGAACACCATAGGAACCATCGACGAACTCCTTGAAGAGCGCAACGATTTCCTTACCATTGCGTGAGTTGATAAGACGATTTACCTTATCGTGCATGCCTTCGGTGTGTGCATCGACAGCTTCCATTTCGATGATGACGAGTTCACCACGGGAGAAGTTGAAGTAAAAGTCCTTCGACTGCTCCTTTTCATTGAAGTCCTGGTACTTAATGGTCTTCTTAATCATTTTTCTTCTTTCGTATGATGCGGGTTAGGACAAGAGCAAGGGACTACTTCATCAGAGACCGGGTGAAGAGCCCATTCGGTGCAGTTCTGGTGTTTACCGTCGCGGCACTCAGGACATAAAGCCATAGACTTCATCCGAGTAGCAGGTATTGCTCTGCTTGAAGTAGTGGTCGACATACGACTGCTTCTTATTTGCATCGTATGTTACTTCCCAATACTGCCCGGAAATGATGTCTGTACTTACGAGAGCCTTCCAGCTCCCTAGGACATATCCGAACATGACGACATAGAACATCGAGGCATCGGCAGCCTTAGTATGTGTATCGATCGGGAATGTTTCGTTAAAGTTCTTGGCAACAAGTTCTTTTGCCTTCTTGTGGTGCCGATCGTGGTCAAGAGTTTCTTCCTGAGCCATTTGTCTCCTTATGCTATTACCAATTATATCTTTAGAGCGAAGACGTTGACGTGTCTTGCAATCCTTTTGGTCTAAACAGACCGCTACTTCCCCTTGAAACATGAGTGTATCGATAGGGTCGTTGTATACACCACAGTCCTCACACTGAATTGCTTCTCGTGTAGGCATCTTAGAACCCAAACAGGAAGAAGAGACAGGCGAAGCTGACAACGAGCAGGAAAAGAGCACACAGCGAAACAATTGCCGTGAGTACAACATTGACGAGGCCGAAGGTCTTGATTACTGCAATGGGGTTAAACATCATAGCAATTACTCCTAAATATAGGGACAGACAGAAAAGGAGAGCCTACGTGATTGTAGGCCCTCCTTGGGGGTTTCCTGTTAGTTCTCTTCAGCCTTGGGGGCTTCAGGTTCGGTTGTGGGTTCCGATGGTTCAGTTGTTTCGACGTTAATGACTGGTGCGTTTGAAGGCTTGGGTCGGCTGATAGCGCTGCTGAAAATCATTCCAACGGCGATACCAGCAAATCCGACTGCCTTCAAGGCAAGGTCACTACGACGTTCGGGGCTGATCTTATCGGCGAATTTCTCGAACATGATTTCTCCTTATGTAAGGGATTTAACGGGTGTCATTATAAGGCGTGTGATTCTTGCGAATCAAGTGGGTAAGTTTTGAGTTTGACCTCGTTGACGTTTATTTCGGCAACCTCAACAGGATCGGTAAATTCTTCTCTCCTACGTCGCACTGGATAGATATTCGATTCGCTTGGTTGAAAGACAGGATGGTCGGCAGGAAGCGATCCTTCAGGCATAGGTTCCTGCACCCGCTCCGGAATATACCGGTCATCGAATTCGGGTTGCTCCAACTGGAATACCAAAAGGGTCATTGCGTGGAAGGCGACAGCTGCCATATGAGATTCACCCATTTCTGGGTCGATATCCTCCCCGGACCAGAAAGCTGCCGCGTGACGATGCAATGCGTCATATGACTTCGACCAGTCATATCCACGACGCCAGTTGTGCGCATCATATTTCTCAGCACCCTTGGCGTATAAACGAGCAATAGCATTGAGTGCTTCCACCGGAATAAGCGAATGACGCTCCGGTTTGACACCCTTCTCGCCCCCCGTAGGGGACACGGTACGGATTTCGTTAGGGTTCAATTCAGTCATGCTGGAGTTTTATCCTCCGAACTTCCAGTAGTTTCGTATCGGGTTCATAGAGAAGGTGATCACGATGCAGGGTTCATCGTTAGTGAGTACTACTGACTTGCGTACGTTCAACAAGTCATCCGCTTGCCAACCGAGTTCTTCACCCATCTCGGTGTGGTCTAGATCAAGATAACCATAGAACTCGTTCAACGATGCGTATGCATTATTGTTCAAGTCGAAGTTGATCTTGTTTACGGCCTTGTCGACTTTGTCTACCGTGCTACGGAAATAACGACCAGACAACTTGTCCATGAACAGATGGTCATTTCCAGAGGACACAACCACTACCTGCTCTTGAACTGGAGGGTTTGAATCAACGGTATCCTGAGCGATATCCGTATGAACCTTATCGGACTTATTCTTTCCGAAGGTTTCTTCGACTTTCTCCTGAAGTTCTATAAAGGACTTCTCAGAAAGAGCATAAGCACTAACAAGTGCAGCATGCCTACGAGTGTTGACAGACTGTGCACCAATGATGCAAGCGATCGTTACAACACCCACACCAGCGGCAGGTACATAATGCTTCCAGCAGAGCTTTACAACTTCGGTCTTGGTTAGGGGTTCGGTTCGTTCGGACTCTGCGTGCTGAATATCAATAAGCGCTGGTTTGGTTGCCCTGACTGCAAGTACAGCAGTCGTTACTACTCCCGCAATGGCTACGCCAGTGAGAATAGCAGGCGAGTTATTTGTAGCGAAGTCGCGAGCCTTCCCGGCAATACTCGCAATATGCATCATTTTGTTAGGCCTGACTTTCTGTTTCGATCCAAGTACAAACTGAACATATGTTCGAACTGGGTTAGAACCCGACATTGTACTTCTCCTTCCAAGAGACAAAAAAAAGTGTAACCCGCTAAGGTTACAGTGAGGGAGGTGAGCGGCCCAGTCGAAGCCAACTCCGTTAACTACCTGTATATCTTTCTGGTAGCACGCTAGGCAGGATTTGAACCTGCATTCGATGTCTTAGCATCCAAACAAATGGATCTCTCTCATTATAATCTGTGTAATTCTTGCGAACACAAAAAAGGGAGAAGGCCCGAGGGGAGCGACGAACTTCCTCGAGACCGGTTACATCTAAGTAACTACATTCGCGTTACAGTGCTTCCTTCTCATTATAAGGCGTGTAAATCTTGCGAATGCAAAAAAGTAGAACCCGTGTTGGGTCCTACCTTGTGATTAGTTGTTCTTCTTGTCGAAGGCGTTTTCGGTTGCAATAACAGTGATCTGATTGATCGTCTTAAGTACCATGGCAGCACCCATGACGGAGACAGTTGCGACTGCCGCGTACTTAACAAGGTCTTTAGCGTGTGCTATAGTTTCCTCGTTAATGAACGGGTTAGTCTTCACTGTTTCCTCCATTGGGGTCTGCTCGTTGTCTTTGACGAGCTTAATCTTGATCGAGTGGTTCTTGAACATGATTTCTCCTTGTGTAAAGTGGTGAATTTCTTCTCATTATAAGGCGTGTAAATCATGCGAAAAAGTAGATCCCGTGTGGGATCTACTTTTAAGTGATTAGTCGTTTAGTTCTTTTTTGGCGAATTTCTTCTGGAGTTCTTTAACTTCAATTGTTCCTACCCAGTCAATTGCCAGCTTACCAACCTGGTATGCGCCAAATGCGGCGAGTCCAATGATTGCGTAGGCCTTGATGTCCTTGGCAGAAATTTTCTTGTCATTTTCCATGATGTTCTCCTTAGTAGAGGGTGTACTTCTTCTCATTATAAGGCGTGTAAATCATGCGAAAAACGAGAGCCCGTGTTAAGGGCCCTGCGTTTTATAGGGGGTTGTTGCGAAACTCTTCAATTTCTTCTCGGTCGGCTCCGATGAATTTCCAGAACTCTTCCTGAAGATCGTGCTCCTGAAGGAACTTGTCGACAGTCTTCTGCTGCGCACGCATGATTACTACCAAGCCGACAGTTGTGGCTGTAGCGGTAATTGCGATTGCACCTTTCTTCCTGTCCCAAAAGTTCTTCATAGCAGCAATCTTTGAGGGTTTGTTGTTTACGATTTTCATTAGATTATCCTTTATGATAGTGGGGGTGTTTCATTATAAGATGTGTAAAAACTGCGATTGTTTTGTCAAAATTCCCACCCGGGCAATTTTTTAGAACCCATGTAGAAAAACAGAACCCATGTTGGGTCCTGCCTTTATCCTATAATTGGGTAATGACATCAAGATATTCTTTAATCTTCTCGTCACTTGGCTCATCGCCGAGGTTCTCGTAGAGAGTCGTAGCCTTTAGGAAAATACCTTCACGGCGCTTAATTTCAGAAAGCTCCTTATGGGTATTAACCATTATGGTTCCGACTCCTTTCAAGACTCCTACAACGATAGCGGAAACGAGCATTTGCTTCATCTTCATTTTCATTGGGTTTCCTTTCATAGGGGGTCATTATAATCGGTGTAGAACTTACGACACAAAAATAGAGCCCATGTGGGCCCTACTTTTAACTAACGATTGATTATTCGGTTCCAAATTGATTTGATGTCTGGCTGAAGTACTGCTTTGATCTCGTACTCAAGCATGAACTCTTCATAATGTATATCGCGAAGGTCCTTCATCATCTGAATAATATTCGGTGATGAAGAAGACTTTGCAATCTCATTCTCTAGAGTACAAGTGTTGAGGTTGAGCTCTGAGCGTCGTGCATAAAGCGCTTCGATCTTATCGAACTTGTCCATAATTTTTCCTTTCGTTGGTGGTCAATATAACCCGTGTAAACTATGCGAAGACAAAAAAGGAGAACCCGTGTTAGGGGTCCTCCTCTTAATCAATACTTCTTGATAATACTCTCGAAATCTTCATATGTCTTTTTGCGTTCTCGTCGTGAACGGATCTTCTCTACTTTTGGTCCTTTGGTTTGGAACTTAGCATCTTCACGTTTGCGCTTCGCTAGTTTCTCGAAGGTAACTTCTGTGATGATACCGAGTCCTACTCCCGTAGCATATGCGGTAGCAGAAATTCCGGCAGTGGCTCCAACAGCAATCAGAATATGCTTGGGTTTCACGGTATTCCTTTCATAGTGGTTTCATTATGAGGCGTGTAAATTTTGCGATTGCCGACACAATTTTTTATAACCCCTGCAGAAAACTGTATGCCGTGTCTAATTAACTTCTAGACACGGCATACAGCTGTGATTACTTGTTGGTCGCGTGTTTAACGGAACTTACCAACGAAACCAAGGGCTTTGGTGGAAATGACGTGCAGCTTCTCGTGGTTGAGGATCAGGATGATACCTGCGAGGTTACCAGCGACTGCGAGGAGAGCGTCTTTGCTAATCGGCTTCTGTGCTTCCGGTTCGGGAAGTCGAAGCTTGTAAAGCCTTTCGATCTCTTCGAGAATCGCATCGTACTCGGGGGTGCCAGACTGGGTCTTAGCAAGCTCGAGAAGTGCGTCGTCAATAGCCTTTTCAAGGCCGGGGCGGTTTTCTGGTTTGTTCTTGTTGAACATGGTTCTCCTTTCAAGAGGGTCATTATAACCCGTGTATTTTTCGCGACCTTAGTACTAGTTAGAGATAAGACCCTTAATCAGCAGTTGCTCCTTGTTAAGAATATTAGAAGCACCCTGCTTGTTGAGCTCTACTCGAACTACGGATTCGCCATCTACGATATCTTCCACAACAGCTCCATCAAAGCTGCCGTCTGTCACTACTGAGGGAACGTACCCCCGTCGTGCAAGAGTAAGAAGAATACCTCCAAATACGCTGAGAGCGGCAAATGTACCACCGACCTCTACAGCATAATTCCATCCCCAGATAGCAGCGATGGTTGCGTAAAGTGCACCTAGACCCGGGAAGACTTTCTCAGTCAATGCTCGAAGAACGTTATACATCCCATCCGAAAGGACAAGACCAGTGTTCTGAGAGGGGACAATTGCTACGTGTTCACCCATTGTTATTCTCTTTCCTAAGATCAGAGCCATACCGTATAGGTTCAGCTCCTAGTTCTCGAATTTGTCGTTTGAGGATTGAAACGTGTTCTTCAGCTTCTCGACGAAGATCATCTGCCTCGTCTCGTTCTTTTTCAGCTTTAGCCCTTCGAACGGCCAAACTAGTGTTCCTTATTTGTTCTCGGTGAGCTGCCCCAGACAGCCATTTACCAATACCCCGTATAAGGAATACCAAGAAAGCACTACCACCTGCTGTCCCCGCAAAGGTGAGTAGAGCTTCCATAGTTGTGCCCATACTTTACCCCTCTCTTGGCGCTAGCAAAAACTCCTTGATATCTAGCAGCCTAAGAGTGCAGATAAGGATGATTATAAGCGGAGTCAATGTTATTAAGAATGAAGCTCCAAAGAACAACAGAGTAATGGTATAAAGACCAACACCTGTAATTATCGAAATCAAAGCTGCTCTTTCCAGCCACCAAATTCCGGGAAGAACCGCTATCAATGCTAGTACTGCTCCGACGACGATGAATATTCCAAACATCCAAATCCAGAAGTAACCAGCCAAGAAACCAGCCAATTGCCTAGGGGGATTATAGAATACGCTCGTTCCAGCAATAGCAAGACAAGCATAAATAAAGAAATGTATGATTCGTCGAACTCGAGGTTCTGCAATCATCATATACACATCGTAGAAACTATCTACTAATGGTTTTATTAGGCGTTTTGGCATTATTCACTCTTCTTCCACGATCCGTTTACTTTGATATGCGGCTGCGCCATTTTCCACACACCACCCGTTTTTACATACGGAACAGCCTGTTTCCAAACGCCACCGATCTTTATTCGAGCTCCAGCTTTTGTATTTGCCTGAGTTCGAGGAGACCAAGCACCCCAACCAATGTCATTACGACCACGAGACCAGAAGTAATATGTTTTACCCGGAAGCAAGCCACCAATACGAGTTGAACCATCTGAACCTGTGGCATATTCACCAAAGCTAGGATTAAGCCCATAATGAACTTGCCACTCACGAATTGGTGAACCACCATCATAGTTCCCGGAGAACAAATATTGGATAGAGGTTTGATCAATTATGCCCCAACCTATTGGAGTCGGAGCGTCAGGCTCTCGTGCTAATCGAGGAAGTGATCGAACACCAGTCGTTGCCGAAGCGAATCCCAAGTTAATTAGGTTTAGGTTTCCCGTAACATAATAGACCTGAGTACCATCAGCATTGTGTGTGATGTTAAACGTACCCTCTGCCATGAGAAAGGTACCGGACATTTGACCATTCTGGAAGTTGTATTCCAGATTGCCATTGTTCCATAGGTCAGGGTTTCCACCAACGTTTGAGTCAGCAGTTCCCCAGCTGCCTGTGTTACCCCAAGCAGCGTGACCAGTTGTGTTTGTTTTTATGACGTAGATGCGCCAGTAAATAGTCGAGTAATTACCCGCCAAGTTCTGTGAGATTACTGTCGCATCTACGTCAATCTTATAATTACCGTTACCACTAAATGTTGCCTGTGGCATTTACAACACCTGAAGCCAGATTTCGCCCTCAACTCCATCAGTTGGACCGGGAATACCAGAGCCATAGCTGATCTTAGAAGCAGAGCGATAACCACCAATGCCTACAGGAATTAGGGCTTTAGTTTGTGCCACATAGTCACGGGTACGGTTGATTTCACGAGCTCCCCAACGGACTCGACCCTCTTCTCCAGTATCGGGAACAGTGGTAAATCCCGCTGCAAGAGCATCATCTCCTACGGCCATGATTTCTCCTTAAATATGTCATGCATCAACCCAGTCTCCAGTTTCATCGGACCACTGGCTGCCGTAATCCCAAGAGCTCCACGATCCCGGGGTAATGAAGAGGTTCAGAGATAGGGTTGGATATGAACGTTCACCTTCTGCATCCGAGACAAATATCTGCTCTGTGACTCGCATCATACTGGCTACACCATCAGAGTTACGAACCTCCACAAGATCACCAAGGAAGTAGTCAACTCCATATTTATATGCACCGAATTGACTTACCTCCCCGTCAAATGCCTGAAGAGGTCGAGCTTTTGCTAACTCATCTTTACCCTTATTTACTAGGATTGAAGTTAGTGTTGCTCCAGCAGGTTCGTCGACATCTCGAGCATCCACATAAAGAACCCGACGATTGAACCCGATAGTTTCTGCAGAATACCCATCAGCATAAACAATCTCTGATCCATTTTGACTAAAGACATAAGCGACATTTTTAAAGCCCGATATGGAATTCAGTTCGGTTTCATTGGATAGGTTATCTAGATCCGAGCTAAATACAATCGCAGGATATGTGGTTTGTCTTGTTGTTCGGTCACTACCCGCATAGATATTGAATCGAAGCTCTCCTAGATCTCTGTTCCGATATAGCCTAAATCCAAGATCATATACTTCACAGAGTTCCTTAATCGCATCGTAAACCGAGGTTAGAGGAATTGCTGCTTGAATGACCGTAGAAGGTTCTGAAATCGTATCTATCGGGTATGTGTTTCCTGATACTATGAAAGGTATGATGTCACCCGGACTAAGTAATCCATCGACACATATTTCTTGGAAGATCTGACGACAGATATTGCCCGGAGTTCCCGTAAGAATCCAGTCAGTATCTGCCATCAGACCTGCCATACCCTCAGTCGCTACTCGATCTTCAAGAGTTTGTTCAATGGAACGACCGGTGACTTTGAGCATAAGCTTTCCATCAGCGTCCTTTTTGTTCTCGAAGACCTCAATTGTCTGAACTCGATCCGATTCGTTCACCACGAACTTAGTTCCGGGAGTCAGGAGGTTTCGATTCTCGGGAGTGGAATGAACCACCAATTCAAAATCGCCATAGCCAGCGAATCGCTCTGTCCAGATGAGAGAGACATAGCGGTCTAGAACCGCGGTACGACGAAGAAGATTGTCGAGAATATACACCTCCATTACAGACCTCCGTACTTAGTTGTGTAGGTTACGGTGTAGGGAATCGGAGCCCCATCAGAAACTACCCTAAGATAGTTCGTTCCGGGGAACAGATTAATCCAGTTAGAATACGGAGAGATTCCGTACAATACAGAACTTTCAGAACCTGTCCTAATTCGTTTAGCGAACTTAAGACCAGTAACTGTACTTATGATGAGTTGGTCACCGGAAATAAGGTTTGCCTCAAACTCAAGACTTCGAACAACTCCGTCAGGTGCTCGATGGAAAATATCCAAAGAAACCTGTGTTCGGTTGAGTGTCATCGCCAATTGAATCCCGGTCTCTACAGTTCCGTCATATTCGACTGCGAATTCTGTAGTGTCCTGTACTGTATTAGCATTGATTACATTCGGAGTCGGATCAAAGAAGTCCGGATCGAAGCACGTCAAGGAAATAAACGCTTCTGGGTCTTGTGTGAAGAGCGCCGACTCCATTGTTTCGATATGACCAATAATATCGACAGGATCGATGCCCTCCACAAAGAAGCGCAAGCGAACGTTTGTTTTAGGCATGAAGAAGGAATATAGCCTTGTCCGAATTTCACGGATACTTAGACCATACCCCAACTCCATACCCAGCTTGACGATGATCCCCCGAGTTTCGCGACGGGAAGACTGATACTGTGCTCCGTCCACCGTCGCGAAACTCGAAGATACAAGCGTTGCTTTTACCGGATCCAAGCCCTCGATATCTTTGATAAAGATGCCTTCAGAAGGATCATACAAAGGAATAGCGAGCGTTTGGCCCTGATTGTTTGTGACTTCTACTTTCGTAAGCATTACTTAACCAGCACTCCCTTCGCTCTAGATATCTGGTTCTTAGTGTTCCGATAGGTCTCCACCGGAGAGATTGCCTTCGGTGAATAATTGTTCTGAATAAACGTGAGACTGGAGCGCTCTGCTTCAATATCTCGTTCACCCTGAGTCATCTCTGCTTGTGAAGCCTTTGCTGCAGCAACGACAGCCGAAGCTCTCGAATACGTACCCTCTAGCTCAAGTGCAGGAGGTGTGATCATACCACTCATAGAAGTGGCATCTTTCTTGAAGGTAGTGAGGTCCAAGACCGGAGTGATTACCGGAGCTAGTTCCATGTTTCCATCGAGACCATCACCGATTCGAGACATGGTTTCTTGCATCTTTTCCAGTGCCGTTTTAGCAACGCCCTTAGCCGCATTAGCAACCATGCCTCCATACTTAGTGATACCAATCGCCATACCTTCTGACGACCATTCACCAATCTTGCGGAACTCCCTTGATGGGGACTTAATACCCAACCAACTCTTAACAGTGTCAAGGGCGCTGGATGCGATATTTCTAGCAGCTTCAGCTACCTTACCGATACCGTTACGAATACCGGATGTCATACCATCAATGATTGCACTGGCAAGGTTTGCACCTGCCGAATTCATTCGCTCTGTGTTATTTCGAATGGTGTTGGCTAGAGAGTTCACGAAGTTAATAATCGTGTTATAGCCCTCTTCAGCCAGTCTTCCAGCTTGTTTACCAATGCCCTGAATAAAGGCAATGATAATATTAGCTCCAGCCTCAGTGATTCTGCCAATATTATTAGCAATACCATTGAGGAAGTTGACTATCAGATCTACTGCAGCATTGATAACGTTTCCTATTTGACCCGCAATACCTGCAATGAATCCGACGATGATACGCATACCAGCATCGACAAATCGCTGTATGTTGTTAGCGATAGAGTCGAGTAGCATAAATATCATGTCTAATACGAATGAAATCACATTTGGTAGAACTATTCGCAGTCCATCAAGAAGACCAGTAATTAGCTTCACGCCCAAGTCGACAAATGTTTGTACATTATCTCCAAGGACCTGAGCCAAAGCTACGAGAGCAAGGCCTACCTGCTGAAATGCGAATGGTAGCAATCCCAATAGTCCGGCAACTGCAGCAATTAGAACTGTAGTGGCAGCACCACCAGCAGCGGCAAGAAGGGTAAGACCTGTTGCAAATGCAAGCATACCAATACCCGCCAAAGCCGCACCCGCACCCAAGAGACCAACAGCAATACCCAAGCCCATAAGTGCCGGGATGACCGGAGTCAGCACTAGCGCAGCAACGCCAAGAAGAGCAAGTGATGCAGCAAGAGTAGCAAGACCCGTAATGATCTCTTCGATAGACATACCACCCAGTGTCTTTAGGACATTGGCAAGCATAAGAAGAGCTCCACAAGCGATGATAAGAGCAGCGGCTCCCGCCAAGGCTCCATTCATAACATTTAGAGCTACCGCGATAAGGAGCAAGGAACCAGCCAAAGTAATAAGGCTCTTTCCAATTTCCTCAACGGACATACCACCCAATTGACCCAATACATCAGCTAGGATCTTGAGTGCTGCAGCAACGATAACCAAACCTACGGATTTAGAAACTATGTCTTTAGGCATAAGATGCATTGCAAGACCAATGGCCACTAGTGCGCCTGCCATTCCAGCTAGGCCTCGACCTAGTATCTCCCAAGGGATATTTCCAAAGTCAGTCACAGCTGTAGCCATGATCTTCAGAGCACCACCGAGAATAACCATTGCTGTGGCAGTGGATATCATTCCAGCAGGCTTCACAATTTGCGTAAATCCAGCCAGAACAAACAACACACCAGTCAATGCGCCGAGACCCTGCTGAATCGTAGAGGGATTCATATTTGCAAAGTCCAAAACTGCACTTGCCATAATCTTCAAAGCAACACCAAGAAGAACAAGACCAGCAGCCTGAGCCACTGCCCCCTTGTTTACTTGAGCGATCCTCGTAAATATAGCGAGTGCACCAAGAACCGTACCTACTCCAGTAAGCCCCCTAGCGATTTCCTCCCAGCTGAGACTGGAGAAATCACGGCAAGCACTAGCAAGAATCTTGATAGCACCAGCAATCGCAAGAAGAGCGATACCAGTCCCAGCAAGATTCCCTACTTGAGGACCCATTATTCGTACAGCAGAAGCTAGTCCAATAAGCAGACCAGTAACACCAGCAAGACCCTTAAGAATTTCTTCCCAACTGAGCTTAGAGAGATCTTCCATAGCAGATGCTAGAATCTTAATGGCAACAGCAAGAAGGATCATAGCAGTACCAATGGCAGCCATATTTCCTACACTTGACATGATGTTCATTTTGTCCATTACAGCCAAAGCTGCAGACAGCTGTGCAAACATGATTGCTATAGCCGATAGAACTGCTGGTAGCTTTTCGGCATCGATCCTAGACAGCTGAACAACGGAAATGGTAAGGATACCAATAGCTGCGGCAATCATAAGAAGCGTACTGGCTTTCAGGGTCGCTTGCATTTGACCCAGAACGTCAGTGATTCCACCAAATGCATCCTTGATGGTTCCAAGGATTCCATCCCCATCTTTGAAGTCCTCAATAACACCCATGATGTTACTGAAGAACCTCTTTACAACGATAAGGATACCGCCAAGGGCACCAACACCCAACATACCAAGAATGGTTTGGAAGTTAACACCTTCGGTGGCTTCTTGCATACCGCCGCCGAGTTTCTTAAAGGCTTCACCGAGCTTCGCAGCTAGAGTTTGCCCAATCTCCAAAGCCCTTTTGAAGATAGCTATAAGTCCATCCCATATTCTGGCTATTGATTCGCCAGTTGGTTTGAGCTTTGCAATACCTTCTTTAAGGTTCTCGATTGCTCCTTGGAATCCACTGAAATCTGGCTTAAACTCTTTGAGCTTTTCCATAAGAGCAGGAAGTTTATCCATCAAAGCTGGAATCTTACCGACCAGCTCTGTGATCCATTTAACTGGAATCCTTAGATATTCACCCAACTTGTAGAAGAAAGTCCCAAATGCTTCGCCATTACGAACGGTATCCCGAACTTTAACTAAGAAGTCACCAATTCGTGCAGTGATCTGGAGAATACTGTTTCCGCCACCATCCATGGACTTGAACAGTCGTTCAAATATACCCCAAACAGCTTGGATGATTGCCCAACCGATATCGAAAACTGCAAAGACACCCTTTGCTGTTCTCTTAATCAACTCGAGAGTTTCAGGACCTGGCTTTAGGTTCAAGAAGAATGCTTTGAACTTATTGGTCAGATCGAAAAGACTCTGTGCTGTTACTGGAGGGAATATCTCACGGAATGCAGAACCTATTGCCTTAGCAACATCGACCAATGAGTTAAAGATGCTACCCAATGTTTCGATAATTGCTGTTCGACCACCGAGAGCAACCCAGTCTTTGATCAGATTGTTTCGAG